TCACCACTTATCCATGAATGGACGTAATCAATCACTGTCTTGACGATTTTGCCGACATCTACGCTCACTTTGGTTAGCATAAGTATCGGAAGGATAAGCTTTGCCATTTCTGACAAGGGCTTGATGATTGATCCAAATCGTCGTGGGAGACTCTTGAGCATTTCCGTGAGGAAGTCAAGGTTCATCTCCGGGATGGTTGAGACTGCATCCATATATCTGTAGTTCTGGGACGCACATCCCATACCAAAATCTTTCACCTTCTTGATGAATTGGGTGGTATTGATTTTGTCGTGCTTAGCAAGGTAGTCAAGCATGATGGTCTTGAGGGGTCCCATGTCGATATCTTCGAACTTTGGAAGTGGTCGTCGTGAGTTTTCGTTCGCACATGATAATTGAAACACATGGAGAACGTGTAGGATACGGTCCTTTGCGCTCATTTCGGCGTCTCGCATTTCGAGAAGCATCATCGCAAATGTTGCGAGCATGCCTGCTTTGTTGTTGCATCGAAAATCGGATATTATGGATACAATGTGCAGTGGTGATACGCACATGATATAGTCGAGAATGACGTTGACTGTGTATCCAAGGCCTTCAGTGAGGGTTCGGAGTTTGTTTGAAATAAACTTTCCGACACGTGAGGCACCGAATTTAAGGATCATGCCTTCGATCAACGTGGTTATCTTTTCCTTGAGGGAGGTTAGGTGTCCACGGATGCCTTTGCGAGCAGCATCGGGCGCAGTCGATAAGGAGCTGATAGTGCCTCCTTCTGGAATGGTTTCGACTTGGGCGAGTTTTGAAGCTTTAATGCGCTTAAGCAATTCTGCGCGGAAAGTACCTCCTCCAGCTGGAGAAGGCTTTCGCACAAATGCTTTAGCAGCACCGCTAGCGACGGCTGCGTATCCTGCTCCTGATATGGTTGGAGGAGCTGTTTCGGTTTGCTCAGCTTTTGGAGTTGTTACCTGGTGTTTGGCAAGGTATTCCTCGAAGCTAGGAGAACTGTCGACGAC